GCGCCTTGTTCGAGTGTCATATGATTAGGCCATGTTTTCGATTGATATTGAACGGCACTGGTCAATGTGAACAGGGCCAGTGCCTGCATTATTTTCGTTCGCAGTCACAACAATCGTGAAGGTATTTGTAGCCGTGGTGTCAACCGCAGTTGATACGGAAGCCGTCTGAGAAGCAATGGTTCCGTTTATCGCTCCTTGAGCCCACGCTATGCCGGTTCCTCCAGCACCAGTCGTTCGTAAGGTGTAGATAAAATCTACATAGAAGGTAGATGCCGCTTGCGTCCCGCTTGGTGTTATATATGATACAAGCGTTGTGCCGTTGAGTTTGAAATCTATCGTGTAGAAACTGGCCGCATTAGCTCGCTGTGTTATTAGTCCACGAATACGAGTCTCTATCTGACGTGGATTTGTCTGCGAGTTAGCAGGAATAGTTATCGTCTCGACGGTGACTGGTGTTGTTGAACTAGCTGGGACTGTTGTCCTTGCCAAGCATAGCGACATTGCCTCTACCATTGACGTGCGGATTGCTCCTACATTTGTGACAAGCAGCGCATTACCGTTGTATTCAATCGCTCCTGCCTCTGGCGTTGTCATGTTCACACCTGCAACTAATTTCAGCGGTGAAGTTCCCGCTGCTGCTGTTCCCGTTCTAAATGTTTGCGTTTCTAAGAAGGTTTGCACCGCTGCAAGTGAAGCCAGCGTGCCAGCAACAGGTGGGAGTGTGACTGTGATGTTACTCGCGGCTTGACCAACAACCGTTGTCCTAGTGCCAGAAATACCGAATCCGATATTTCCAAATCCTCTTGTGTCTATTGAACCACCACCAGCAGATGTATTGATAGAACCACCAGCAAGTGCGCCAGAAGCAAATGTGTCAATGCTCCCACCTGATGCAGTCTCACCATAGGTAGCAATGCTTCCACCTACGGCAGAAACTGAAGTGCCTCCTTGAGTGTTGATACTTCCACCAAAGGCACTGGTCGCTGAACCCCCAACTGTAGTTATCGGGCCACCTGCCGCAACATTTCCTCCAGTGCTAATGTTCCCGCCAGAGCCTCCATTTACGTGACCTGCCGTAGAGATACTGCCACCAATGGCATTAGAGAGTGAAGCAGCACCGTTAGTGTTTATTGAACCTCCATTAGAGCCTGAAACAGAGCCGCCAGAAGTATCTATGTTGCCACCCGCAGAAGTCGAGCCTGTTGCCGCTCCGTTGGTGTTTATCGAGCCACCTGTCGCCCCTGTAACGCTTCCGCCAGAAGTATTTATCGAGCCTCCTGCATTGGAAAAACTAGCCTTAGTGTTAATAGAACCACCCGCAAAAATGGAACTGCCTGATGTGTTAATATCACCACCAATTCCAGTCGTGCCTCCGTTCATATTCAACGATGCTCCATTTCCAGATGTAGTAGGCGGCCTTATCGTAATTGCAAATAAAGCAGGTGTTCCAGAGCCAGCAGTCCCTTGAGTATTAATTTTACCACCTGCTTGCGTTGCTGACGCAGCGGTGTTGATAGAGCCACCCAAAAACGCTCCATTATTAGACACATTTATAGTGGTGTTTCCAAGGGTTAGTGTGCCTGTTCCAGTTGTGATGGTGTTCCCGTTGATTGGTTGTCCAACAACTTGGATTCCTCCTGCTGCTCCTGCATTTAAGCCGAGAGCAGTAACGGTTCCGACCCCATAAGTGATGTTGTAAAATAGTGAAATCATATTAGTGTTTCCCATATGGCTACGTTAATGTTGGCTCCGTCAGATATACCTTCGATTGCTCCGCTAACTTCGATAGCCGCAAGTTGCAACGGTGCAAGTTTAACTCCTTGTCCAACTACTGCTGCTGCTGTCCCGTTGAGATATAGATTGGCAGTAGCGTGAGTATTCTGTAACACTACCGAAGTCCGATTAGCGTTGGAGGCTAGGATTGAAGTTGATACACCCGTAACTGTAACACTTGCCGTAGCTGTGAACTGTGTGGAAGCTGCAGGTGGTGGTGTGGGAGCCGCTCCTACCGTTTTGACTTTGAGAACAACTTCTCCTGTGGGTGTGCCATCGGAGGTTCCCAATGGTAGACCTGCCATAGAGTCAGTTGCTTGAGTTGCAGGGGAGCCACCATACAAATTGGTGACCTTGAGGGCAGTATTAGTTGCCGAGAGTATTTTATTTAGTAATCCCATAAGAAGTTGCAGTGTTGCAAGTGGGGATTTGCCCGATTGCAAATCCCCACAAGCAGATTATGCCCCCTGTGAAAGAGGCGTGAGGTTGAGGTAGAACTTAGCTTTACCGGTGGTAGGTGTAGTCGCAGTGAACTTGACCCAAATCTCGGTGTCCGCCGAGACTCGGAGTTTTCCACATTCTGCCGTCAGACCTCCATTGACGGTAGGATAGAATCCTGGAGTTCCTTCCGTGATTGCAGTTGAGTCCAGCAGTTGATTGGCTGCCGAAGTAGTTCCTGCTGTCAGAACGGGAGACGTCCCATCGAAAGCAGTAATAACTTCGCAATCTAGTTCTATGAGGATAGGTCGAGCTACGGTTGCAATTACGGTGTATTTGCGAACTCCACTAGCTATGCCAGTATCGTTGAAATTAACATCGAAATTGATAAGCAGCCGAACATCCCCATTGTTGATTTCCTTAGTTGATGTAGATGAGTTAATCATATGAGTTGCAGTGTTGCAAGTGGAGGCTACCCGTCTGTCTAGAACGGGTAGCCCACCACCTACGATTACGCACCAATCGCAGCTATGCCACGTTTGTTATCATAGCCAACCGTAAAGCGCATACGCAGACGGCTGAACCATGCATCAGGGTTTCCGCCGAATGGAGTCAGCGGGGTTATTTCAGGGTAGATGTTCACAATCATCTGCAAACCATAGTTAGGTGCAGATGGCTCCCAGCCGATGAACCAATGGTCTACGTTCGTCAGGTGACGAAGCGGAATCACATTGAGTTTGAACTGGCGAACAGCCGCATTGATTTTGTTATCAGCGGTGTTCGGGTTCATCGTGCTGTTCGCAACTTCCACTGCCTGTTGCCAAAGCACAGGCGAGACGGTTGGAACATAGATGTTGAATGAGCCAGCGTATGCAATAGGCAGACCACGGCTATCAACAAGGTTGAACAGCAGTGAAGTGATTGCCTGAAACACAGTCTCTACCGTGATAGGCAGATTCTGAGATATGACATTGCTCCACGTTCCTGACAGATTCTCCAACGTGTTGATGGCGGAGAACAGCGGCAGCGCAACACCACCGAGGTCAAAGTTCTGGTCATACGGTTGAACCGTGAAACCATTGTTGAACAAGTTGGCAGACGAAATATCCATGAGGATACTCGCACCGTAGAGCATGGTTCGTGGGCGATTAGCCAAGAGACCCCATTCTTCCTGTTCGATTGTTTGACGCTCGATTTGGTATCCTGAGCGGTAATTGACTGGCGTGAAAAGCGCAACCGGCCCTTTAGGGGGTGATTGGAATGGGATTGCAGCTAAATCCCGATTCTGTTGGGGCATACCTAGCCCTCCCATGTAGCTTTTCTTGAGAAATGCTTTGTCAGTTTGTTCCACCTTTAAGAAGGAAGAGTATTCCTTCGGAAACTCCTGATACATTTCGTCTTTGATTTCGGAGAAGTTCCGGTCAAAGTGTTCCACAAATGCTTCGATTACAACGGCCATATTAGTATATTAGTTATTGAGTTGAGTTTGAGTTGCAGTGTTGCAAGTTAGGTTTGGATGATGCTTGGTAACACCTTGACGAGAACGCGTGCGCTCAAGTCAGTGTCCAGAGAGCCATCGAGAAACCCGACAACCTCAAAGAACTTTTGTGTAGTGTTAGAAGTATCCATTGTCTGCGTTCCAATCGGAGCTTGCGGAGCAATTCCCGTAGTGGAAGTGAACAAACCATACTGGTCACCTATTACGGCAGTGGAGCGCGCTGGGCCACTTGCGCCAACGTCACCTGCTGTCGAAATGTTGATTTCCAGAGTAGCATCATGCAGTGAGAACACGCTATGGTTCTGACCGAAGAACGCTACGGGTGGAATCTCCGTAGACAAGTGTGATTTATCTGGCGAGAGGCCAGAAACGAGAACATCGGTAGAAGCACACAGAGTGAGCGTTCCAGCGACAATTTTAACCAACGAGTTTGGCAGCCACGTTTGTGTAGCTGATTCCGCAAGTGGTGGTAACTGAGTCTGCATATTACCCGTCTGTTGAACTAGCGCGGGTTGATAAACAGGAATGATATTAGCCATGAGTTTATTTTTAAGTTAAGTTATTTTGAGACAACGAGAGTTTTCTCTATGTCGGGAACAGGATTAAATGCTACTGGTTCATCTTCATTACCTTCTCCTGTTGCTCGTAAAAGGCGTTCCTCTCCAAGCATACCGCTGTCAGTAATGGGGATTCCCCCTGTGGTATGGCCGCGTTTTTCCTGCATCATGCGCTCCTTACCTACATTGCCGTAAATAGCATTAACAGCATCTTGCACTTTCCGCGAACGGAAAAGCAAAATGTATTCGCCACTTGCGGCAGGTATTTTATGTGGGACTCCCGTAGCAGGAGTTTTCCCATCTTTCCATACTTCCCACCCATCGGCGGTTAAAGATGTGCCAACTAAGTGTTCGCGGTTTGCTGCCGCTGCCACTGCATGACCCACCTTTACCCACTTCGCTGCGTGTTCTTTTCTGTTGAAATTAGCAGGAAGCGTAAAGATTCCTGCGTGTGTCTCCCCTGTCGGGGTATCAAGAAATTGAATAGCCATTTGTTATTTTCCTTTCTTGAAAAGTTTTGGTTGAATCTCCATTCGGCTAAACACGTTCGCTAAAGCGGCGTGTGTATCTGAATTGAGTGTTGTTCTCGGAGCGTTATGGTCTATGACAGGAGGGCGAGAAGGCGAACTGCCCGCTCCTGGATATGTAGAACGACCGATGTTTGGATAGTTCGTTGGAGGCTGATTGTGGTTACTCATGATTGGTGCTGGTTGATTCCCTGCTTCCAGATGTTCGGTGTAGAACATATTGCGAAGATTCTTAATAGTCGAAACATTAACATTCTGACCTTGTGCAAGCAGAGTTTGAACGCTATCCCAAGTTTTCTGTGCTACTTCGGGGATTTGCAGTGCTGCAAGTTTGTCTTGGTTGGCAACTAATTGCCATGCGTTGTTGGCCTCCGTCTGTAAAACGGAATTAGCGAAAGGTGCCAAATCGCCGCCGATTTGTCCTTTCAGTTCTGTGCCAAACTCACCAAGCAATGCACTAAATAAAGGTGCTTGCACCTTCGCTTGTTCGGGTGTGATGCCTTTATCGAGAAGGATTTTCTCCAATCGACTTTCCAGATTGGATGCTGGAGGCTGTGCCCCTCCCGTCATTTGTCTAAGCTGCGCTGCGAGTGCATCGTGCTTGGATTGGAACTCGCGAGCTTGACGCTCGGTATGTTGCCTTGCTGCTGCCTCCTGCTGATTTTGCTTTTGCAGCGTTGCAAATTGTAATTTGCTTGCCTCTACTGCTTTGCGCGTATCAGGGTCTAGGTCGTCCATATCAATGGACGCAAACGGGTCTACATTAGATACTCCATCCGACGTGACAGCACCACCTTGATTCGCACTTGGCGAACCAGTAGCACCACCGTTATCGGCATTAAAATATCTCTTAATCATGCGTGATATTACCATACTATTTATTGTGTGTCAATAGGCAAATTAAAGTTTTTTCACACG